AAACATTTGTAATATAATTATTTGTATAATATAGTAATCATTTCTTGTAGCATTCTTCATTATTTGTAACATATATGTACGTCTCGCTTTATTTTTTTCTGTTATATCTTTTATATCTTTTAAATTTAAAATTAAATTTAAATTAATATCAGTTATTATTTCAAAAATTGTTTGTTTGAAGTCGTCCATTGTTATATTATGTAAAATTGGTAATAATTCATTTATTTGTCTAGTATTTACTGCTATAAAATAATCATTATCTTGCATTTTAAATAATCTTTCTGCATAATATTGTGTTTGTTGCAAATCACAAATGCCATGTTTTAATACATAAATAAGTAGAGGCATCGCAGTTACAAATTTATATTCATCATATTTTTTTACATTTTCCGTAACTTGCTTTATCATTTGTAGTTGTTGATATATTCCACGTAATCCATTAAATTGTTCCATACATTTTTCATTCGCATAATCATAATTTTCTTTTGATGTGAATATATTAATATATTCACACACTCTTTGTAATTCAATTTCATCTAGACATCTTTTAGTTAGTTGTAAATTTAATTGAATTAAATGATAATTGGTCCATTTTTCACTTTCAGTATCACCACTCGTTTTCAAAAAATTATTTACTATGTTTATTATTTTATTTAAGTTTAATATTTGTCTCGAAGATAAATTAGTACGATTAATTTCTGTTAAATAATACAAAATATAGATCGCAATTACAAAATCTTTTTTACCATCAGTAATCCATACAACTTTAGATCCCTCTAATTTAGATCCCTCTAATAAATAAAATATTTCTGTAATAGATTTACTACAAAATAAAAGCAATGAAACTCTTACACGATCAGTTGAACCAGGAATAAAATGTGTTTCACCATTATTCAACTTTATTGCCATTTCCTTATACAACTGTTCTATTTCATCTTCATTTTTTCCTTCCAGTAAACGTTCAACTTTTACTTTTTCTTCTTTTTCTTTTTTTTCTTTTTCTGCTACTGCTTTTTTTCTGTTCTTCTTTTTTTTATTTGCTTTTGTGTTGTCACTTATAATGTCATAAGTCATTACAACATCATCATCATCATCATCATCATCATCTCTAGTAATTTTTGGTGGTACTGGTATTAATGGTGGTGGCGGTGATGGTGCTCGTGATATTAGTGGTGGTACTGGTAGTGGTGGTGGTGGTGATGGTGGTACTGGTATTGGTGGTGGTGATGGTGTTCGTGGTGGTGATGGTGTTCGTGATAGTGGTGGTGGTGATGGTGCTCGTGATATTAGTGGTGGTGGTGCTGGTGGTGGATTATTTTCAAGTGTAAGTTGATTAAGGTGTTCTATTATAGAATTATGAAATTCAGAAATTTCAGTTATATTTTTTTGTATACTATCTATATTTTCATCTATTGATAAATCTTTATCAAAATTAAAATATCTTAAATTATTTAAAATCTCAGTTTGAAGTAATTTTTGTTTATATACTAAATTTGTAATTTTACTAAATTTAGTAAGATACTTTTTATATTGATTTTTAGTTAACACTATTATTTGATTTAATGCTTTTATTTTATTTTCTGTATCAGTATCAGTGTCATTTATATATTTTCGTAATAAATCTATATAAATAGATATATCCATACTTGTAACATCTAGTCCCAGAAAATTTTCAATTTTTGTGGTTGATTGACCTGATGGATTTAGAATTATGGTTATTAAATTACTTTTATCTCCATATGTGTCTTCATCCGCATCTGCTTCATCATCATCATCTGGAGTGGATTCTTCCTTTACATCATCAGTTGTTATTTGTGGTTGATGAGTTATAGGTTCTATATATTCTATTAACTGATTACGTAAACCTACATTTCCTACGATATCTATAGGTAATTTACTAGATGATGATATCAACGATAATATATTACATAATTGAATAAATGTTGTTTCATAATTTATATTAATAAAATCAAAATTAAATTTACGACTATGATTTGAAAATTTATATTTTGGATAATTAACTGTAACATCATTAAAAAGTTTGTTATATATTTCAAGATTTATCTGCGTCTGATGATACACATCACAATTTTGTAATTTTCCTTCTATAATAAAATTTTTTAATATTGTTTTATCATATGCTAAAGTAATTGTACAAATATTAATATATTTAATCATTTTACAAATAATACAATATCCTAAAGTATAACTAAATTTATAATCTCTACACCATATTTTAATAATTTGAATATTTTGTTGTAATATTTTTTCAAATATTTGTTCTATTTTATTTAATTCATCTAATTCACTTGATGAAATTGTCTTATTTTTACATTTTTCGTGTAAAACTCTATAAGTTGGATACTGTAATGTTCCAAAACTAAAAATTCTATTATTTGTTTCACCTTGATTAGTACTTTTTTCTATTAATTTTTGAATATCGTGAGGCCAATGACCGATTGGTACAGATTTTTGCTCAGCTTCAACTTGAGTTCTATTATAAAAATGAATGTGATCGTTTTTTAAATAATTACCTGTAACATTAAGGTGTTCGTTTTCTAAAGTACCTGTTCCTTTTACTCCCCACCAATCAAATAGTGGTTGTGATATATTTTGGTTAAAAGGATTTAATTTAAATGGTACATAATATAATCCACCTACGCTATAACCCTTTAAATTTAGAATCTTATTTGGAAGTTCTATTATAGCACCCTGACCATAATTGCATTCAACTGATAAATTATCACATTCAGTTGAATATATTTTTTCATAATAATTATAATTAGTTTTATTTTTCAATTGTTGTGTCAAATTAACATCATTCAACCATAAATATTTACAACAATCATCTACAATTTGTATAAACCAATTATCATTTTTATTTACAGTACCTCCTAACATATATTTAATATATATTTAATATATTATTAGATTTATATTTTAAAATATTCAATTCTTTTTTAGTTGTAGGAAATTCGGTTTCTCCATATATATCTTGTAACATTAACCATTCAAATAATCCACCTAAATATATATATACATTATAAAATCCTAATGAAATAAATTGATTATATTTAACAAATACTGTGTCATCATTGCAATTGCGTCCATATAAAATGATTTTGAATTGTTTATTATTATTTTTAATAAATTCATTAATTAATTCGGTTTCTTTATGAATATTAATTGTATTTTTAATTAAACAATTTTGTTCATTAATATTTAAAGTATTAATTAATATATAATTATCAGAATTATGAATAATATATTGTATATCTTGATAATTTATTTTTTGAATTGATTGTGAATTTCCCATATTAGAAATATGAATTTATATTTAAATACTTAACTATGATAAATTTAAATTAATTAAATTGAACAACAATTTCAACTTCTTCTTTTTTAATACTTTTAGTAGCAGAAATAGATAATTCTTCTCTTTTTTTGCGTGTTTTTGAATTATCAATAATAATTTCTTTTCTTTTAGATGTGCTATTACGAGTATTCATATCTTTTTCAATAATATCATAATTTTCTTCAATAAAATCAATGACTTTATTTTCAATAGCCCATTTAAAAAAATTTAATTGTCCGATAGTAGTTTCAATACATGTTCCATTTTTATATGGAATACTAATTCTATCCCATCGACAAAAAGGATCGAATCGTTTTTTGCTATATGCTTTTAATTTTAATTTATAATCAAAATATACTTTAAATCTAGTTGTATAACTAGAATTATTAGTAATATAATATAAAGTAAAATTTTTTTTAGCATAATTAGTAGCAAACCAATCAACAATACGTAAAGATATTTTAGATTCACCTGTAATAATTTTCAACATTCGTGTAAGATAATTTTCATTTTTATAAAAGTCTATTAAATTATGTAATAATAAATCATTTTGTGTGGTATAATTTGTAGAAGAAGAATTATTATTCATAATTTAAATGTTAATTTTTTGTTTAAGTTGTTTATTTCACTATAAATAATAAGTATTTAAATATTAATACTATTATAATTAATTATTATTTACATTTTTATTTTTTAGTGTTCCTTGTGTAGTATTAATTGGTTTTAAAAATTCATCTCGTATAGTTATATCATCTATATAATTATTTTCACCTAAAAAAGGGTTATATCCTATTTGTTGAACTAATTTTCTATCCGAAATTTTACTATCTAATTCTTCTCTCTTATTTGATATTTTAAAATCCATATTTGATATATTTTTATTTAAGATTTCCCAAGTATTTTCATCATAATTTAAAGATGATGAGTATGCGGAATTATCCATTTCATTACTAAATTCAGTATCTTCTATTTCTAATAATTGTTTTAATCTTTTAGTTCTCTCGTAAGGTTCTCCTTTTGTCCATTTCCATTCCATATAATAATTTAGTTTATAAATATTATTTATAAACTAAATTATTATTATTATTATTATTTATTTATTTATTTATTTTTAAAAGAGAGAAAAGAAGAGGATTAATCGATATTGGATTTAATAATTTTTAATTGTTTAGTAAATAAAAATTTTTCATCAGTTCGTCTGCGTTTTTTAAGATTACATTCTAAACAAGATAAATAACAATTATTAATATTATGTCCAAGTGTATTATCAATTCTATCAACAGACCATTGTTTTATCTCTCTAGAGATATCATATAATACATTCATTTCAATTTTACAATAACGACATTTTAATTCACATTCAATCATTTTATGAATAATAAAATCGAAATTTAAAAATTCGATTTCATTAAATCGTTTTTTTAAAATATCTTGTTGTTTATATCCATATATTTTAGTATTAATTTGTTGAATAATAATATTAGTTATATTATCAGCTAAATTATTATTTAAAATATCATTTATTAATTTTAATTGATTTGTATAATCAAAATATTCAGGTGCAAATTTCCAATTTTTAGTGACAACTCGTTTTTTTATTTTTTTAATTGTAGGTATTACTGTTTTATGTGTACGTGTATTATCAATAATATTGATATTTTTATTGTTTAAGTTGTTTTCGATATTGATATTTGTATTTGTATTGTTTAAATTGTTTTCCATTATATAATATAAAAAATAATATTTAAATTATAAATATTTAAATATTAAAAAAAATAGAGTTAAACTCTATTTA